ACTCATGTCTTTGGCGTGATTATCCAAGACCTGGTTCAGCTCTGTCAAACACACGGAGCAGGATTAGTTATCGGAGCTTTTCTTGAAAGGAAGATTACACTTGAGCAGATGTGCAAGTTGAAGCTTCCTGAAAGGAGTAACAATGGCAACGATAAATGATCTTACTACATCCATCACCGAGCTTCCTTTTGAACAGGCTATGTTAGTTATTCTTAACCGACGAAACGCCAGAAGAATAGCTTTAACGGAAGCACAGACAAAAAAAGCTGCAAAGGCTGAAGCTAAAGCCGCTAAAGAAAATAAAACTAAAGGGGCTAAAGCTAAGCCTAAACTCACTTCAACTGAACTTGCATCCGCTTTGTCTATAGAACAAAAACAACTCTTACTGGCAGAACTTCTCGGAGGAAAGAAATGACGACTTTTAGCGAACCTGTTAATACTCCTTTTACTATGGCCGAAGTTCCTTTGCATTTGATCGACAAAGGAACTCGTTACAGAGAGGACTACGGTGATATTGACGAGCTTGCGGCGTCGATTCAAGAAAACGGATTGATCTGTCCTATCGCAATCAGTAATCATCCTGAGGCTGATAGTGCTTATCAGTACTTGCTCTGTGCCGGTGGGCGTAGATTTGCCGCGCACGAGAAACTCGAAGCCACGCACATTCCGGCGAATATCTATAACAGACAGCTAACCGAAATTGAACTCCGTACGATCGAACTGGAAGAGAACTTAAAGCGCAAAGATCTTCTCTGGGAAGAGAAGTGTACAATGCGTAAAAAGATTCACGATCTCAAACTGCTTATTCACGGCCCGAAAACTTCTACTGCTGTAGATGCTCCTGGCCATTCAATCCGTGACACCGCTGCTCAGCTCGGCGTTAGTCACATGAGCGTTTCACGTGATCTTAAACTCGCTGAGACGATGCAGAAATTTCCTGAGATTGCATGGTCGAAGTGCAAGAACCAATCCGACGCCGAGAAGCTGGTTAAAAAGATCGAACAAACGTTCGTGAAAGAAGAACTAGCCAAACGCGTTGAGGCTTCGCTCGGCGGTAATGCTAATTTGAAAATTCGCAAACTGGCGGATGCTTATATTGTCAGAGATTTCTTTGACGTAGCGAAAGAAATTCCTGCCAATATGTACCAGTTTGTTGAGATAGATCCTCCGTATGCGATTGATTTAGTTAACGTTAAAAAGGACTACATCAATGACGGCTATAACGAAGTTCCTGCCGAAGACTACCCCGCATTCATGCAAAAAGTTTTCGCTGAATGCTATCGTGTCATGGCTGCTAACTCATGGGGCGTATGCTGGTTTGGGCCTGATCCTTGGTATTCTCATATTATTACCTGGCTTCGTGCTGCTGGTTTTAACGTATGCGGTATTCCTTGCGTGTGGATTAAGCCTTCTGGCCAGACCAAAAGTCCTAACACGCGCTTGGCTAATGCGTACGAATCGTTTTTCTACTTCGCCAAAGGACAGCCTGCGATAATTGGAGCGGGAAGGATTAACGTTTTTAATTACCCGCCCGTCCCGCATCAGTATAAAACGCATCCTACTGAACGCCCGGTTGAAATGATTCGTGACTTGTTAAAAACCTTCACCATGCCTGGTTCGCATGTACTTGTACCTTTTGCTGGTTCCGGCGCTACATTAATTGCCGCAGCCCTTGAAAACATGATTCCATTAGGAACTGATTTGACGTCTGGTTATCGTGATGGATACATCCTTAATCTGAAAAGGACTTTCGATAATGGACTTAAACAGCAAGAAACAAGCGCCGCTAACCGCGCAGCAGCCGTTGCCCTTCCGATCGTGCCCGGGTAAGGTTGAAGTTTACTCACGTGTTTGCGGCTTCTTTCGCCCTGTTCAGCAATGGAATCCTGGCAAGAAGGAGGAATTTTATGAGCGGCGTACATATGACGTTAGTAAAATCGGCTGAAACTTATCGTCTTAGCAAAAAGCAGCAGCAATATTTTCTGAACATTGCTAAAGAAGTTGCTAAGGCCTCTTCCTGTCACTCTCGTAAAATCGGTGCAGTGTTGATTACGCAAAGTGGTCAGATTATTTCGACTGGGTATAACGGTCCTCCCCGAGGCGTTACACATTGCGGAACGGCCAGAGTTCCAAGAGATAAGGTTTTAAATAAACTGGCTGCGATACTTACTTACGAAGACTGTCCGCGGAGACTGTTGCATTACGATTCAGGCCAAGGTTTACAAATCTGCCCTGCCGCCCATGCAGAACGTAATGCACTAATCCAAGCTGCGCGTCATGGGATTTCGACTGAGGCTACGATCCTTTGTCTTACGTGTTGTATTCCGTGCAAAGATTGTCTAATCGAAATCATCAACGCAGGTGTGCGTACGGTTTATGTGACGTCACTTGAGCACTATGACCTTCTTAGCGAGTATCTTATCGAGGAGTCAGGAATCCAGATTTTTCAATACGAAGAATAACAAAGGACGTTATCATGGCTACTTTAATCATACCTCCAGAAGGAGATCTACAGCAAGCTAAGTTCATCATTGTCGGCGAACAGCCAGGCATGGTGGAAGTACGCATGCTTAAACCGTTCGTAGGTCCTACTGGACGTGAGTTGAACGAAGACTTGCAGATGATAGGAATTGCGAGAGCGGATTGCTATCTGACGAACATAATTAAAGATTACGATCATCCGTTAGAGCATTACATTGAGTACAATTCGAAGACGAAACAAATATCCGTTACCCAAGGATTTAATGATTATGTTGAGCAGCTGTATAAAGAACTCGTACATTCCTCGGCCATCATCATTGCACTCGGCAATGTGGCAACTTACGCCCTTACAGGTAAGTGGGGAATTACGAAATGGCGGGGTAGTCGTCTGCCATCAACACTACTCCCTGGAAGGATTGTTTATCCGACATTTCATCCAGCAACAGTGTTACCTCCGAAGAATCAGTTTTTGAACAAGACTTTAATTCAATTCGATATCCAGAAAGCTAAAAAAGAAGCTGATGGATTGTACGTCCCTACGACGCGTGAGCTAATTACTTCACCTTCGTTTGACGATTGTTTAACGTTTCTATCCGAGTGTGAAACTAAAGGACTCGAAGGAGCCATGATTGACTATGACATTGAGATTTACGGGGAAGAGGTTAGTTGTATATCCTTTTCAGCTCCTCGTGAAATTCACACTGCTATGTCAATTCCGTTCTTTTCTGGAAGAGATTATTTCACACCTGAACAAGAAACACTTGTCTGGCTGAAGATCGCTGCGATACTTGAAAATCCGGCTATCATCAAACGAGGGCAGAACATAATCTTCGACACACATTTTCTGCTACGTAAATACGGAATCAAAGGCGTGAATTTTCATGATACTATGATAGCTCAACGTACGTTGATGACGGAATTTCCCATCGGCTTAGATTTCATCACGTCCATCTACACCGATCAACCGTACTACAAAGAGGACGGTAAGCGAAACTTCGGGGGACAGAACTGGTATCAGCTCTGGGCCTATAACGCAACTGATTCGTTAATGTGTCAAGAAGCATTTCCGAAGCAGCTGGAAGAGCTACATAAGCTACACACTTATGAAGCCTACGATCGTCAACGTAAGTTAATCGAACCTTTGACTTACATGATGGAACGAGGCTTGCGTGTTGATATCGAAAAATTCCGTAAGCGGCGGCAAGAACTGGACATTGAAATCGAAACAATAAAAGAGGAGCTTGATAAGGTAGCTGGGCAGCCGTTGAATGCAAACTCCCCGGTTCAGTTGGCTAAGTATTTCTACGGCACGCTCAACCAACACGCTTACAAGAGTCGTAAAACAGGCAACGTTACCACTGACGATCTTGCTATGAAACGCTTGGCGAGAAAAGGATTTAAAGCGGCTCAGTTAGTTCTCGAAATTCGCAGCCGGGTTAAGTTAGCTTCAACGTATCTGGCTGAATCAAAGCTCTCCGCTGATGGCAGGTTACGTTGTTCTTACAATCCTGTAGGCACAGTGTTTAGTCGTCTATCTTCAAGTGAGAATTTGTTTGGTGAGGGAATGAATCTTCAAAACATTCCTCACGAAATTCGAGATATGCTTCTAGCTGATGAAGATTATCTTTGGTTTTCTTTCGACCTAGGCCAAGCAGAGAACCGCATCGTAGCTTACGTTGGCCGAATCGATCCAATGATTCGAGCCTTTGAAGAAGGCAAGGATGTACACAAATTAACTGCTTCATTGATCTTTAAAAAACCGCCAGAAGAAATTTCATCCGAACCAGGTTCCAGTACTCTTGGCGATGGTAAGCACTCAGAACGGGATTGGGGGAAACGGTCTAATCACGGATTGAACTATGACTTTGGTTATAAATCCTTTGCACTGCTTTATGAAATGGCTGAACGCGATGCTAAGTTTATCGTTGACTCATATCATAAAGTATATCCAGGAGTGCGGCAAGGCTTTCACACACACGTAAAACGTTCTTTACGTGAAAGCCGTACGTTGACGAATTTAATGGGACGGCGGACGTTGTTTCTCGGCCCGTTAATTGACGAGACGTTCAAACAAGCCTATGCTTGTATACCGCAAGGGACGGTAGGGGATGTGATTAACGAACGTGGATTGGAGTATATTTATTATAACCAGTCCAAGTTTAGTTCACTTGAACTACTAACCCAAACCCACGACGATATCGGCTTTCAGATTCCAATAAAAGTCGGCTGGTTACACATGGCAAGGATGCTTTGGGATATCAAGCAATCGCTTGAAACGCCTTTACAAGTTCATGAATATAAATTCGTAATCCCCGCAGACTTAACCATTGGGCTGAATATGGCTAAGCATCAAGGGAAAGAATTAAAACAAAAGAACTTTCCTAAATCCGTAGAAGAACTTGCTATACAACTTGAAACTATCTACGCAGAATTAAGGACACATCATGGGCAAACGGGAGTTAACTGATTGGATAGACGGCTATTTAGCCTATACCCATAATACAGAACCTCCTGACTCCTATCGCCTATGGTGTGGAATCTCAGTGTTAGCTTCTGTGTTGCAGCGAAAGTGTAAGCTACCTTGGGGTAGTCTAACCTTTTATCCTAACATGTACATTGTACTGGTTGGGCCAGCAGGGAAAGCTCGCAAGGGAACTGCTATGGCTCCAGCACAGAAGCTGCTAGAAGATTTAGACATCAAAATGGCTGCGGAGTCTATGACACGTGAGTCGTTGATTAAATGTCTGGCAGAGACGAGTGAAAGTATTCAAGACGCAGAAGGAAAGATTACGTTCCACTCTTCGTTAACAATCTTCTCGCCGGAGTTGGTAGTCTTTCTCGGACAGAATAACCAGAACCTGTTAATGGATTTAACTGACTGGTATGATTGTCGGAATCGTTGGACGTATCGTACGAAGAACATGGGGACTGACGAGATTACAGGGATCTATGTTAACTTAATCGGTGCCACAACGCCTGAGTTAATTCGATCTACCCTGCCGTTAGACGCCATTGGAGGTGGCTTAACTTCCCGAATGGTTTTTGTCTACGAGGAGAAGAAAGGAAAAATCGTAGCGGCTCCGATGCTTTCAAAAGAAGAGATGGAACTTCAAGCAACACTGCGGAGAGACTTAGAACGGATCTACTTAATGCGTGGCGAATTCCGTGTGACGCAAGGATTTTTCGATAAATGGGTTGAGTGGTACACAGCCCAGGAAGATAATCCACCCTTCGTCGATCCACGCTTTGCTGGATATATCGAACGTCGTCCGAATCATGTGATGAAGCTTTCGATGATTCTAAACGCCAGCAGAACAAGTACCATGATTATAGATAAAACTGACATTGACAGAGCTATAAAAATCTTAACTTTCACTGAACGCAAAATGACGAATACGTTTAGTGGCGTAGGTAAGTCCAACAACGCTGACGTTATCAGTCGCGTTATGTCTGAGATCGCGATAAGAAAACAAATCACGTTCTCGCAGTTGTTAGAACTGTTTTATTTTGATGCGGATAAACGCGTGTTGACAGGGATAGTTGAGACGCTGAAAGAAATGAAATTCATTAACACGATTCAGAAGGCGAATGAGTTAATACTTTGTTACTTAGACAAGCCACCGGCAGAATAACTTAGCCCGACTTCTTGAACTGTTAACACACTAACCAAGAAAGGAGAAGAACAGTTCTGCGTAAAGCAACAAGAGGCTATCGTCGTTGTCCGGGTAAGTTTCGTTCGTTGAAAACTTCGCTAGGCAGCGCTAACCTTTTCGAACTTTGCGACCCAAAACTAAATACCTCCTAAGACGGTGTAATTGTAGGATGGAAGTCGGGCTTTTTTTAACCTGTGGAAAAAATTGTTACATAGAAAGGGCTAGTTAGAAATTAATCTAACTAGCCCTTTTTTTCGTTTAACGTTTAGGTCTTTTTCGTGACTTAATCCTAGCCCGTCCAGATTGTTTCTTCGCATGTCCAGCGTCTAACTTTCGCAAGCCAAATATTTGATCTGTTGGCGTGTCGTAATACTTATTCGGATAATCATTATCTTGCATAGTCAAGTACTTAACTATCGGCGTGTAATCAAAGTGTTCCTTCGCACCTTCCAATACACCTTTCTGATTCATTTCAGTTAACAACTGAACTGGTGGAGACGCAGCTGTCTTAGGCATGGCTGTTGCGTAATACGGAAACTCTTTCGTTCCATGTAGCCAGTCACGCATGTAAGGAGCTTCAGTAAACCAGTGAAGAATATCCTTCCCTTCGCTTCGAAAAAGAGCCGTTACTGCGCCAACCATTAACGTATACCGCAGCAGCCGATTTCGTTTGCTCTTACCGAACGCATCCTTACCCCCTGTCCACTGATCCTTTAAAAGCGATGCACGAAGTTCGAAGGTTTTTTGCACGGTGGTTTGAAACATTCCAAGCAACCTACCGGCCGGGTTCTTCATGTATAATGGCTGGTCAACACCGCCACGAAAGTTAGCTTTGAGAATAGAATCTAACACTAAGGCACGTGCTTGATCTACTGTCAACTTAGCGTTCGCTGAGGCGATCGTAGTAGCCATAATCGTAACACCGTTATCTAACATCTCCGTTGTAGTTGTTAGGCTGCCTGATAAAGCTTTAACTAACGACCACGAAGATTTAAGCCCTGGTGTTTCGTCTAGAACTCTAACAATCTGATCCATTGAAACGTAGGCTTTAAACAAATCCAGCTCAGGAGTATCACCTTTCATGCCAAGCATTTTAGCCGTAGCCTGTAACGGAAGTTTTGAGGTCTGATACATTCCTTGCATTGTTGCCGACATAGTGTTGACACCGAAAGTATCAAGTAGCTTCGATGCGTGCTTAGCTGCCGTTGACAAGGACAAACCTACGAGCCTTACGTACTCAGCGTTCACAACTCCGTTAACTACTTTATTAACCAAGCCACCGTGTTCTTTATACAGGTTCGACTTGAGCCAATCCTGCATCATCTCACGCATGTTAGGTGGAGCTTGATACTCAATAAAATCACTCCACCGATCTAGCAAAGGCTGGAAAGCTAGCTTTCGCTCGACAGTAGGAATATAGTGATCCAGCAACTGATTAATGTCAGGAAGCCATACACGAGAATATGGAACCTGAGAAGCGAACTTTAATTTAATCGGCACACTTGGTACGTACTTAAAAGCCTTAGCCCATTTATCAGTAGCTATCTCACCAAACGAATGCGTGATGTAAGCACCGTCTTCTTTCGTAGGCAATCCGAGCTCACGCATACGGGTAGCTGTAGCTTCAAAATACTCCGTAGCTTTTTCAGCTAACATCGCTTCAGCAGGGGAAAGAGAAATTCCTTTTGGTAACTTTCCTGCGGCAGCCAAAGCAACACGGACACGTGGATTCTTCTCCGCCAAAGGCACAATCATTTTATCGTACTTGTTTACTAAATTCTCCATTGTAGCTTTACGAAGATTCTTATAACGTTTACCTGCTGCGGTTGCCTGTGCTTTATACTTAGCAACAGCCATTTGAGCTTTGACTAACTCAGCCTTGTAGATCGGAATCTTCGGATGCGCTGCATGGGTGTTAGCTAAGCGACGTTCATTCAGCTTAACCATCTTCTCTGCATCTTTTCTCCGCACAGAATGCTGGCCTACCTCAGCTTTAAGCTGATCACTTTTATCTAATCCTTTCCGAGTCTCTTCGTACAGCTTACCTAACGTCTGTTCAATGGCTTGAGTTGCGCTAGGTAATTTACCAAACGTATCCTTAGCCCAACGTTGCGTGTTGCGGATATTAGTACCTAACGCCATCGTACTTTCCATGGCATCTATAATCAAACTAGTCCCTGGTTTGAAAAACTTACGCAGGGCAAAGCTTGGCGTAAGCAGGTGGCCTGAGGTAGTACTCGCACGACCACTACCAATCCGCATAAGATCCTTTGAAGGATCTAACATTTCAGGAGAATCTTTTGGAATAGCAGGCTTTTGACGCTTAGGCACTTCAAACGAGCCTTGTTTGTACTTAGGCACTATCCGATCAATTGACTTCATGTAATCGACCAGATCTTTAATCGGACTTACGCTGGGGTTAAACGCTCTGTCAAGATCGATTTCCATTTGCTGCTTAATCAGGTTAGCATAATACGCAGCTTCTGCCTCAGACAGCTTAACCTTTTTAACTGTCTTCTCTTCAGCTTTCTTCATGTCCTTTTTAACTTTCGCTTTTCCTGCTACGTCTTTCAATACTTCTTTTACCGTTGTCAACTCTTCCACTACTTGTGGAATTTCCGTAACATCTCCTGAAGCTGCGGCAGCTTTCACTTTTTGCTGCCCCTCTCCGATAGCTTCCGCTGCCGCCGTAGTTTCGTCATAGCCCAGATGAATAACCTTACGCTTAGCTGCGTTAAGCTCGGCTGCAACTTCTTTCAACGAACGTTTAAGTTTGCTGACGTCTTTACCCAGCGCTCCGCGCTCGTCGCTGAACAGATCCGTAAGATCACGTACAGTTCTTCCTAACCTACCTTCAATTTCTTCAACCTGATCGTAATAATCCTTCTCCTGATCAAGCTGCTTAAGCTCTTCCCAGGATTGCATTTCAGGATCATAAGCATCAGGATCGCTGTCAAGAATCTGTTGAATCTCTTCCTCAGGAGTTAACTGTTTCTTTGTCTTAGTTTTTTCCGCGGCGGCTTTAATCGCATCTCGCCGAGTAGCTTGACTTTGTTTCATAGTCAGTTCAGCCATAACAGGCTCAGGGGCCTTAGCCATAACTTGACTGGAAGGCTTATTCGCCAACGCTTTTGTGTCATACGTTCTCGCACCTTCTTCATACTCCGACATAGCTTTTTTCAGGTTGCTTGTGTCAATGTCGAAATCATCATCTAGAAAATCATCATCAACTAACTCCGGCTCAGGCGTAACTTTCTGAGCAGCACGATAACGATCTCCTACTTTGATCAGCTCAAGCTGACCGCCAGCTAAGTCCGCACGAGAGCCCGCAGATTTAAGAAAGTTCTGCGCAGAAGTTACGTCACTAAACTTTCGAGGATTCAATTGGTAGTTCTCAGCCTTCGCTAAAGCTTCGTCCGTGAACGTCGGAACTGCTTTCACGTCAGCAATTTGTTGTTCGAATTCTTTGAGTTTAGTTAAAGCATTTTCAGCTCCGTTTTTCTTTTCTTGCGGAATGCGTACAGTTTTGCCGTTTGAAAGTTTAGCTTTCCAAAACTGCTCTCCATTTTTAGTCATCAAATCAGCGCCGAGAGCTTCAAGCTCTGCGTCGACACCTTGCAAGGGAGGCTCTGAAAGTTCAACAGGTTCAATGGGTTGAGCAGCAACAGGCTCCTGTGGAACAAATTGTTCCATAGGTACAGCAGGTTTCTCAGTCATCCCAAGCTGAATCGGTGCGCCAGCAGGGAGTTCGTTCATGGCCGGAACCTGCCGAGGCGGCTTAGGCGCAGGAAGGCCTAATGGTTGACCGGGTACAGGAGGCGCTACAGCAGATTCCGCTGTCGGAACCTCAGCAGATGCAAACAGCCCTTGGGCTTCAGCAGCCTCCGCTAACTCAACGGCATACGCGTCAAGGGCTAGTGAGTCTGATTTAGGATACGCGGCTTTAACGGCTTCAACAGAGCCTAATTCAGCTACACGGTTTAACACATTAGCCTGTTGTTTTTTCGTCAGGCTTGTCGTTGTAGGTTTAGCCGTTGGTGTCACTGGTTCAACAGGAGCCACCGGACTAGCTGCTTTGGCAGGTTCCACAGGGGCAGCTGGCGCACTCCCCGGTTTCGAAACTTCTACAGCATTCCGCATCGCTGCAGCTTCTGTTTTATACGCAGGATATTTTCTAAGCAATTCTCCCTGGCTTATTCCAGGATTTGCTTTTTGTACCTGCTCCCAGGAAGGTAGCGTCATTCCACGCTCAGGAATCCGAGCCATTCGTACAGGGGTAGAATTCCAAACTCGCTTAACACCGCCGCCAACAAGCATCGGAACTCCGACGTCCACAGCTGCAACTGTACTTGCGGCAAGTCCCGGACTGCCTGTAAGATCTTGAACTAAATTCCCTAACGGCTTTGCTGCGTATTTATCCAGCCACTCGAAAGGCTTAGCGGTCATCTCAGACGTAAACGCCCCAGCCTTCGTTTGTGGCCCAGTCCGTTCTGCAACGAATTGTTGAATAGTCTGAATATTTCGTTCAGCTAATTCAGTATTAGCTTTCGTTGGAGGTGGATCTCCAGGCTTCCAGCCTTCAGGCGTAGTCCCGCTGAACAAGCTACCGAGTCCAACTAACCCTGAAGCAGCCATCGTCGGCATAGCCGCAGCAAAGTCTCGCGTAGGTGCAGTATAAGCGTCGATGCCTGCACCAAGAAAGTCAGCATAGGCACCGACGCCTTTTTTAATCTTCTGTCCAGTGGAGTAGATTTTATTAGGCGTTTCATCAACTAGAGGCTTTGACGCAGCTTCACCTGAGGATAGATCAGTAAGGTTATAGTTAATAATAGCCATAATAAAATCCTTTACTGGAAGAATTATTCTAAAAACTTCTCAACGTTCTTAGCCCATACAGGATCATCTTCATCGATATCATGAGCTTCGCGGAGCTGGTTAAGGAACTGTTTTAACTGTTCCGGTCCCATCTTACCCAAGCCCTCTTTCGGCGAGATAAAGTAAAGGGAACGAGCAGGTGCAGTAACCGTTTTGCCTCGCCAGTTTTGATACTCCACAGGCTGCAGATCAATCTGACCTAACGCTTGGCCAGAATGCTCAAGAGCACGACTGATGGAAGTAAGCTCACTTTGCGTCATGTTCTGCCGTACACGCCCAGTAGAACGTCCATCAGAATCTTGTTCATACAACAGTGATCGTGCATAGTTATCAGCATCCATCGAATCTTTGGCAGTAGGTATTGGCGGCCTAAAACCTACCGCAGCCATGTCGCCGAAGTTAACTTTCGACGGATCATTTCCGGCTTCACCCATTCGCCCAATAGCGCCTAGTTTCGACTCAAGCTCACGAGACATTAAACTAATACGAGTTGAATCTTGTTCAAGTTTTCGTGCCGCTTGAGTAAGCCGTTCAACTTCTGCCGCATTCTTAGCTGTTGCGAGTTGAGCATTAAGCTGAGTCTTTACAGCATCCAAATACTGCGCTTGATTGGTTAACACTAATGACATGTCACGATATTCTTTAAGATCTTGCCGTCCTTGAATATCATTAATTAGCCCGCCTTCATTTAACTTATCCTTAAACCCTCCACGAAGACTATCGGCCATTAGCGCAGCATTAGCGTGCCCGGCATTGCCGAGTTGCAAAATCATCTCAGGCGGCAGCCCCGTCAGGTCTGGAAACGCTGCATTTCCAGAGCCTGAATCCGACGGGGCTACCAGGGGCGGGGTGGATTGAAGTAATTGCCCAGGGATCGTTGAGCTGTAGGAGGATTAACCCCTCCTTGATATCCTTCCGGAACACCTTCAACGGACTGCGGGAACTGAGGAACACCAGGAGGAGGAGGCCCGGTGCCGCCGCTAGCCCCAGTCCCCGCAGCTTTGTTAACATCTCGTGTGTTGCCTTTGATACTATAGCCATCGCCAGTAAGGGTCATACTGGTAGGACCCGCAACTCCCGCAGCAGTGAAATCACCTATGCCAGGTACACCTAGATTCGGCGCTTGCTGATTGTTGTAGACGTTGGGATTGTTAAGCGTCCCACGCAAAGCGTCCAACATGCTCTGCCGTTCCACTTGCTGCGCTTTAGTGGCTTTATTTGCTAAGCTACTCTGCGCCATGAAAGTTCCGATCCCAGCCATAGGATTATTAGGAGCTAATCCACGGCCGATCGAATCCGCGATGATAGAGAATTTTTCAGGATTCTGCTGTAACCAGTTATTAGCCTGGCTAAACATATTCCCAAAGCTAAATCCTGCAGCCGGTTGAGCTGGCGTAGGACTAGCATTAGGAGGAAGTGCAAACTCTTGTCCTGGAGTTATAGCCATTTTTACGCTCCTTAAAAGTTAAGATGATAAAGCACCTGCAACGCCGCCGACAACTGCTCCGATAGCTGTGCCCCATCCAGGGTTAATTGAGGTACCTACAGCCGCACCGCTCATAGCACCTCCGAGAACGTTTTGAGCTGTTGATGCTTCTTTACCTGACTGTGTAGGTGTCCCGCCTCCGATCGAAGCCATTAAGGTTGAGAAGTAGTTAAACAATTCTAGCTCCCAAGTACGATCCTTGGCAGTTGCTTCGCTAATGAATTTAATCTCATCAAACTTACCTGCTGCATAAACACGCGCTAATTCAGCACTATGCACAACAAGCGTTTTTTGCCAATCAAGATATTGTTTAAAAACTTCATCCGCAAGTTTAAGCATGTTGTAATTAGTTTCAGCTATTAGTTTAGTCACGTCACGATTCTTCTGTGATTCAATAATTGCATGACCTATGCTAAAAGCCGAAGTCATCACACACTGCATATCACGCATACCAGCTTGAAAACGAGGTAGAACTTTTAAATCTACATCATCATTCATTATATCAATCTCAGCATTCAACAAAGCAACGTGCGCAGGGTTAGTTGAGATGCTGAGGTAGACATCATTGAAAACTGCAACGGTATCAGTTCCAATATTTGAGCTTAACAAACCAAAAACTGGATTAGCACTTGCCCCAAACAACGTATCAATACAGCCTGGAAGATGGTCAAGAAAAGGAGATTCATCAAATGCAGCATTCAGGTAATAAGTTAAGCTACGTGTTAACGTATCATTACCTCGCCGATTTAATGCTTGCCCATGCGCTTCTTTCATATAACCAGGATAATCAACTTCACCGCTAGAGCCTCCACCACCTTTAGCTTCCGCGACTACTCCAGCATACTCATAAGAAGTTTCAGATAAAACTTCCATAGTAGCCATATCAATTACTACTTCTGTGTATACTTTCATAGCCACTCCTTTGGAACAAATTGTTCCATAGTTACAGACGTTTAGTAACCATTGAAAAATCTTTCGAAAAACCGTACTGCGCTAGCTTGTCACATAAAGCATCGTTATTAGTATAACCAGTGATTACTTGGCAATTGTTCGATTGAGCAAAGGCCGTGAGTACTTCAATGCTTTGCAGCCATTCGGCTTCGTCTAGAGGACGTATACCGTACAGCACATAAAGATGCAAAAAGCGTTGATTTGAAAAATGATCTGTGGAGATGTCAGTAATCAAAAAGGCCTTAAAATGCTGCCCGTCGGTATCAAACAAGACCCAGCACTGGAGAATCCCGGTTAGCAGATTCTGCAGTATTCCGTTCATTGCAGCAGGGTTGTCTGCTGTAGTAGGCGGAAGCACTTGCTGACTCCCATGTTTAATGATATCCCAGTAAGGGGGAATCTGATCAGGTAGTAGTTTAACTATCAACATCTGGGCCTCCTCGTCCTGCCGAAGCAATCAGTCCTCGACGATATCGTTTGTCGGAGAACTGTACTTGTGCATGAATGTAATCCAAGTAAATAGGTTCCAGCGTTAAAGAGCGTTGGAATTTGAGTCCTACCATGAACTCTAAACCAGACGCGCCTATATGGGCATAACATTCTTTGTTTAAGCGAACTTCTTTGAACTTGGTAAAAGACTGTGTCTTATCAAAACGATAATAAACAATCGCCCAGGCTTGCGTGGTGGCTTCGAAATCTATTCCAAACGCCAGTCCCGTTAAAGTTTTAATACAACGCTGACCAAAATCCGTAGCATGACTTACGCATTCATGCAGGATAATAGGCAATTCGTTGTTGTTGATAGAAGGTGAAACGATTTGTAACGTTCCGTCATTAGCAACGTAAAGATCAGTGATGACAATATCTAGTACTGTCAGGCCCAGTTCTGGATTATAGACTAACGTCTTTCCAACTTCCTCACTTGAGAAGAACGCTCGTCCTGACGAAGGCTCATAAAGGCTGACGAAGTTTCCCATGAAAGGTGCAAAGAACTCACTATACCCAAGTTTTTCGGGCAAAGCATTAGGCCGCAATGAATACAGATTCCCATCTTCTGCCACATAATAATGAATCAATTCATCGCCGCAAACAGCATAGCGACTATCAATTCCCTGAGTCACGAGTACGTTCTGACCATAGCCAGGAAAAGGATCGCTTACGGGATGAAGTTTTGAAATTCCACGTTGTCCATAGACAATAAGATTCTGCCCAAGTTTGCGAACATCCCAAGCAGGGCCGCGCCAAGGTAGTACAGCATGCCCAGCTGTGATATTGCTCTTACTCGGAATACAGTTCATCGAGCCGATACCGGCCCAGATGACTGTGTTAAGTTCCAAATATTGACGAACAAATGTTCCAGTAAGCTTCGCACTTCCTCGAACAGGATTAGTGTGAATAGGATTGCTGATAACAGCATGCCCCGCGAGACTAATCTGGCCACGTATCTTAGGCGCGTAGATAGTTTCACAAGGCTGAAAACCTCGAGCTAATCCTCGCCCACGAATAGGCTGCTTAGGTATTGTAATGTCTAAATGATCAGTAGCCATTTTGACGAATCCTTATTGGGCAGTAGGATCAGGACCAATACCTACGTTAATATCAGCAATCGTAAAAATACCTGCTTCGAAGACAGTCTTGTTGGAACCGAAGGCAATATAGCCTACTACAATATCATCAGGATGAGTGTCGTCCCAGATAATTGCGCCTGGAGATGGGCCGATATCCCCACCTGTAGCAGTCCATGCGACGTTGTTATAAGTAACATAACCCTCGTTAGCCACGTTGTCCTGCACTCCTTGTGCATTAACCAACGTAGCAGGTGAGTAGCCGTATTGAGCCGCCAGTAGACTGGCAGTTACGTTTGCAAGTAAGCCGTGAGTAGCTTGACTGAATTGAAAACCTGAAACGACGAGTGAAACTTTAAGCGTGTCGTTTAAAAGATCTACTTGTTTTTTCAGTACTTCAAGTTTAAACTTGTTGGATAACTGGGCCATGAGTAGACTCCTTAAAAGTAGCAACTGATTATCTATGTAACAAATTGTTACATAGGAGAAGAAAGAATACTAAATAAACCAAAGAGCTTCTTGTAGATCAATAGCTTTAGCAAGAGCTTTTTCTAATTCAAGCACAGTTACAATTTGATCTGTCCCGTCAGCCATACGCCAACGTACTTCAGTTTTACCTTGCACACGCATATGACGAGAGATTCGATCTAGTTGAACCTTACTTTGTTCGTCTGCATTAAAAAGCAGCGTAGTACCTTCGCGATTAACAGAGACCACCGCAGCTGCAATACGATTAGCCCGACGCTGTTTACGTTCCTCAGGAGTAGCTTTTATTTTAATCTTCATACATCAACTCCTATCACCTCGAACGTTATATCAAGATAAGGCCAGGCTTTGACGCAAATCGTGTAAGTACCAGGAACATCAGTAGTAAACTCAAGTGCCGCGTCTTCATCGTCAACGGAGACTGAATAACCTTCGTGATTAATCCAAACTTCACACGGAAGCGGCAGCTTGCTAATAATAATTTTATCTTCGTCATCAGCTTCGAAAACAGTTTTGTTTATTTCAGTTTCTTGCCAAGGCCTAGCTTGTCTAACGTGGTTAAGGAGATAAGTTGTGTTAGGGTCAAGATGTTCGTGCAGATAAAGAAACTCATCCACATCACACTGAATATTTATAGAATCCTCAGGAACAGTTATTTGACGGATAATGCGGCCTTCCACAGAGTAAACAGTACCTAGAATATTCATCGCTTCACTCCTTGCACCATTATGTATTGATGGTAGGTATACAGACGATTAGGACTTCCATGAACGTAGCTCATTGAATGCCTTAACTGAAGCTGAAAAGTATGCGTACCGGCCGTAGTTATGGTAACAGCTTGACCCGTAGATGTCATCTTAGGTTGACCTATTTGCACATAGGTGACTTGACCTAACGCATTTGTTGTAGCTGTTGCTTGTGTCGCAAATATACGGGTATCATTTACGGCATAAACGCCATTTCGTAATACTCTTAGATCAACATAGTGCGCATATTGGCTCATCTGCCCGTTAGCGGAACAGTGCGCTCCACACAGCACCATAAAAGTTAGAGGCCCATGAACTAGATCAATTGCATTAACTGTAATAGATACCTGGCAATTATAAGTTATCCAGTTATAGTTATTCAACAGCACATAGTCAGCGGCATTAGAGGCGCCTGCAACTATCCCGACCGAATTTCCTGCTATGTGTAACGTGCCAATAATAGCGTTGTCAATATAAGTAGCATTATTAATCGAATTCAGCCCCGCTAACGCCCCAAGACCTAGTGCATCTAAATCTATCCCCCCACTACCTAAAATAACATTCCCGGCAGGATCAAAAATTTCAATGCCTATTGCGGTGTCCCCTGCATTTAACCTACCTAATCGTACGCGCAACTGTCGGGGAGTTTGCTTGTCGTAAATCGAAATACAATCCTGCGTTCCGTCGAGTTCTATATTCCCTTCGTTACCAAGAAACAAACGATTCAAAATCGCTGAATCTGCAAGTAGTTTATTAGCTGACAGATTCGCAATATGAGCATCACCAAAAACACCTGTCCCAACCCACAAGTCAACGTTATCAACGTCAATACGTTCAGGAATAAGAAAACCTGAAACGCTGTCGATAAGAGTTCCTAGACCACTACCTGAAGTATCTCCGTGAATACCTATAAACATTCCTGTTACGTTAGCAGGAACATCTACACTAAAGCCATAAAGCGCATAAGACGTCGTTGGATTAAAATTATGCCAGCCGCTACTACCATCATCATGAGCTGTTATCCATCCAAGCGAGACAGCGACTTCAGTCGCAGGAGCAACTGTAGGCTGTTTAGCCATGAACTGAATACGAACACGATTACCGCGGAAAATTGAAAATGCTGAAGCCGGAATAGGAAGATAAACAGTTCCAGTAATTCCAGTGGAAAGTAAATCAGTTACGACTGAAGTAAACAATCCCGCAACCGCTCCGGTGTAAGAATCCGCTGAAGCTGTTATATCACATCCAGTTTGCTGAATCCAGAGATCAAAATCAGTTGACTCAAATCCGTTATAAATCGACGTAGCCATGTTCTGCACGTCGCCGATCGTAAGTCCTTCTTCGTCTTCTTGCACTGGTGTAGGTTCAATAACAATAGTCCCGTCACCAGTGAAGTTATGATAATGCGCAGAAGCGTGACGAATCCTAGCTTCTGTTTGCGCTAGATGATCAAGTGAAACACCTGCAAGAATAAACTGACCGTTAAAAAGCTCGGCTGAAATTCCTGTTACGATGTAAGCATTTTCGGAAATTTTAAACACGTGCTCTTCAGGATCATATACTACCTTACAACTCTCATTAGTAAAATAAGCATATTCTCCGTTAGTAATTCCTGACCACCTCCCCCCTTCCGGAAGATCAGCCAGAAGCAATTCAAACACGCCATCATCATAGCGATAAATAGCGTTGATAGTTAAAACTAAAATCCAGTTACGCCAAAGGAAAAACTGTGGAAAGGGCCAGGCACAATTCAACGCAGAAACATCTATAGCAGTTAATTTAGAAGGCGTTACTAACTTCCCAGCTTCACCTAAAAGATTAGAAGCTACTGCTAGTGTCTCAGCCCCACTAGAAGTGTATAACGACTTTCGCAAGCCGTTGAAGTTTTTTATCTTAAAAGTGTATTCTTGCATTATTAGAATACTCCGTTAAACCTACCGTCAAGTTCCTTACGCCCTGGCTTCGGCCCTACATTGGTTTGGCGCGAGATAGTATGACCGTTACGTAATCTACGTGAAGCTTCCGTAAGCACCTGCTCCATTGAATACTCCGGATGCTCGGTCTCCACCATTTGCGTAATACGCGCAAGCTGTTGCTTCTGCCCTCGCATGTCAGCGTTTTTCTCATAGAAACTATCAAGCTGTTGCTGCGCATGGGCACCGTGTTCCATCAGTTGCTTAAGGACATTAGGAAGAATACGAAGAACAGCTTCTACAGCTTTCTGCGTAAAATGCTCTTCCAAGTCTTTCAAAACCGTAGCATCACCGTTAGCAGCACGTTGGATTAAGCTAGCTATATTAAGTGTCATCTGAGATCCTCCCCTAACACTTCCTGCTCAATCATATCCATCTCCAGCGCAGAAAGTTCTTGATTAATTCCACTAAGCCAATCATTAGCTCCAGTTGTATTGCGATTAAAAATTTCGAGTTTGTAAAGAGCGGCCATTAAAAGCAGATCAGGATAGTTAATCGTCCAGAAGTTAGTATCCGTTGAAAGCGTAAGAAACGTAGATTCAAACAGACCTACAATTTCGATTACGTAATTAGCGTCAGTAGGATTAAAAACGATGCCGTTGTAAGTAGCATCATCCACTTGCACATGCTGAATAAACTGACCCAGAGAGTTAAAAGCCGTAAGCTCAGTAGCACGAAGATTTATCAACGTATAATAAGCCGGTCGAGTTACCGCGACTGAGTTGGCTAAACCCGCAAAAGCCGTATAAAACTCAGGTGCAGTAAGAAACTGTAACTTAGTTCTCGCAACTGCATCTGACACCCAAACTTCTTTAACAGCTCGACAGCGTGTAAAGAGAAACTTAAACGCCTGTGCTGAGACTGTTCCGAAACAAGTAGCACTAGACTTCAAGTGCTGCACCCCTTTATCCAGGAACCTTACACCTGCCTGAATGAAGAAATCTGCGCCGTTGTCCGTCATATCCTCGTTCTGCAAATCATACCTGCCAGAACGTTCGACAAATAAATTACGGATTTCAAACAGGGTCATAAAAGCTCCTATGGAACAATTTGTTACATAGGGGAGTTGAGAATAACTCCCAACTCCCCTGAGAATATATTAGTTCCTTATTACGAAGGCGACCCGTTAGTCGCACCGAAACCAGTCATCAGCGCACATTTCTGCGGATGATGATGTTCCAGGCCGGCTTCAGTCAACCATTCTTCGGCAGTACCGTCGTAGCGAGTTTTACCGGTGTTTTGTTTCTCGCCTTCGCCGTAGAACGTAGTGTCAGTGATATGACGATAACGAAGATCGGAACCGTCGAAGATTACCAGAGTGTTACGATCAGTCGCTTCAAACGAGAACAACGGGTGACGTTTGAAATTGATCTGGCCGAACGGAGTTTTAAACTTGGTCACAGCCATACCGAAGGTAGTGGTGGTGTCGTCGATCTGATAGTTGCCCTTGGCTTTGATGATCTTGTTCAGCGCCAGGATGACACCAGAGCCGCAGAAGGCATCGCGATCGGAGCCGCCATGACGGAAGATCTGCTCAAGATAGTAATCGAGCCACTCCTCACCCGCGTCGACGAAGTACTTGTTCTGGAAGGCTACATTGGTCTCAGCTGCGAAGTCAGTGACGATCGCACCATTAGCCGTGTTCTGGCGAATGAAGTTGATCAGACCCAAAGTGGTTCGTTCCGGCTTACCGTTGTCGCCGACGTTTTCGGTCTTAATCCCCCACAGAAAAGCTTTTTCCATTTCGATGCCGTGGAGTTCGAGGGCTTCGCGCTTGGCTTCTTTATAAGCCTCGCCGGTGCGCAGATTCGTTCTCCGTGCAGTACGGGAGATTTCCAGGGGAGTCCGAAAGATCTGGGTCAGGTTATAGAACTTCGTCGGATCGTACGCAATGGCCGACGGCATGGCGCCCATTTCAGCATTGATGCTGCCGATGACCAGAATACGATCAGCATCGGAAATATCACCTGCAGATGAATTATCATCATCTTCGAGCAACCGAACAGTGATAACAGAAGTAGCCCCGTTTTTCAAAACGTCAAGACATTTACCGACACAGTCGACAGTCAGATCAGACTCGTCGCGAAGCAGGACCTGATGACCGGAACGGAAATGTTCAGCAGTAGCCAACGGGACTTTACAATACAAAACAGTACCGGCAACGCCGCCAGAAGTGTAGGCCGAAGAAAGAAGCGAATCAGTGTAGGTAGTCGTAATCGCCCCACCTTGTACAGGAAGTGCTTTAGTCCACCAGTAAAACTCCGGATCATCAGTAGCTTCAGACTTCATCAGCGAAGTCAAACCAGTCAACGGCATTTCACCGTCAGGGTAAACACGCAGAAGCTGATTACGCCAGTTCTTCGGCCGCTGATCAGCTACGAAATCATTGGAACCACGAACACCAAGAAGAGACATTTTGAGTATCCTTTCAAAAAGAAGCTGAAGTTAGATTACGAGAAGGCAACAGCGCCCAGGTTTTCAACGATCAGAAAACGAGTGTCAGAAACACCGTAGAGAACCAAAGATTCAGCAGCGGCATTAAAAGTAGCCACATCGTTGGTGCCGTCGAAAGTGCCAGCAGCCAAAGTGACTGTGTGGCCGGCAGTACCCCCGTCGACCTGAGTAATTACAAGAAACCGGCCAGGACGGGGCTTGGCGATAGTTGCCGCAATCAACGGAGTAGTGCTGCTGAGTTGCACGAGTTCAGCATACTCGTTGATAGCCCCATTAGCAGTGGCAGTAACCAACTGAACTTTCTGCCGCTCAGTAGCACGGTCATATATCGGATGCCCTATTACATCCTGATTAAGCTGTTTAGCAAAAGTGTCACCCATGATGGAACTCCTTTAAGAAAATAGATCGTTAATTTCCTGTTCAATTTTTGACGTCTTCACAGTAGCAGGAGCATTACGTGAAGAAGCCGTACGAGGCAACGCAGTGGATTGAGCCGTCACAACAGGCGTTACTGGTGTATTCACCGAACCTGTCGGAGCTTGGGCAGGCAAGTTCAACTTCGCATACGCCATATCCGCAATTTGCGGAAGGATAGAATCAAGCGTTGCTTGGGGATTGGCCGTTTGCAGGTCGTTAGCAACTAAGCCAACAACTTGCTTAAAATTAGCCAACACAGGGTGTGCTTGGTAAAACTGATCTATGGATTTCTCCATTGAAATAGTCTGCCGAATCGCAGGTTGAACCAATGTAGGGAGAGCAGTCACTAACGCATGAAGCTGCTCCATCATCGGTCCAATTGCCGCAGATACGGCACTGTTCAAAACCTGGTTAAACAATTCAGGTTTTGAAACAACTTCATCAATATCAAGATCCCCAAGAAAATCCTGTGTTTCCCGAGTATCTTTCCCAGCCTGAGGCGTAGGTGGAGTCGCCGCTTCAGTAGGCTTAACGGAAGATACTGCTTGAGCTTGAGCTAGTTTAGTCGAAAGCTCTTCGAGTTGATTACGAAGAGTTGTTAATGGATCATCAGGAGTAGCAGTTGCCGGAGTTGCCGGAGTTGCCGGATCTACTACAGGCTCAACTGGAATAGTTGCAGGTGCTGTTGAATCTGCAGGCACAGTAGCTCCAGCCACCACTGCAGCAGGCTCAGGTGGCTCAGGCGGATCAAGAGGCGTCGCGGGATCAGCTGGAGGATCAGCCGGAAGCTCTTCTTTCCCGTCCCCCCCAGGCGCGAACAAATCTTCAAAGTCTTCGTCAAAAATATCTAACTGATTATTCCGGTTAACTTTCTTCAGTTTTCTCCACATCCCCGTCCGAATCATACTCAGCCTCCATGGTTAGAATATTTATAATAGTATCCGGAAGCTGCATTAAATCGCGCGCGGAGCGAATACAGCCTCGAATAACAGCGGTCTCAACATCACTCAAACTTGGGTCTTCTAAATTATGATGCGCGTTACTAATCCAAAGCTCCATTTCCTGCAGCATATCTTGCCAGAGCAACGAGTCCTTAAACTGCTCAAACTGCCCCCGAGTGCAGCGATACCCCGTCTTCTTTGGAACATTTTGTTCCATAGTTATATCATCCCTTCTTGCGCTGCTTGCGCTACTGGAATTATGTTACCTTTTTGAGCTTCTTGCATTACTTCTTCATTCGACGCTGTCGAAGTTCGAATAAATTCGTCAACGTTTTTCGCGCCGTTATTCCTTGCAATGTGCTTGAAGATCCTAGCCACATCAAACTTCTGCCCAAGCTCAGGTTGCTTGGTAATGATTTCAAACATACGTTCCCAGACTTGAGAATAGTTACTTCCAGGAAGCTCACCGCTACTAATGATTACATCATAAGCAATAGACAAATCAGACGGCTTAACAGCAAAACGTGTCGGAGCATTTAATCCATACTCAGACTGCAGCCGTTCCAGCCAATCACCAGAAACTTTAATAAACGTCTCTTGGGTCATAAACTGCTGCGTATGAGACGCGAAGAACTCACCAATGTCGTTCAAGCCCTGATAGGCCAGAATCTGCGCTATCCGGTTTAAGCGAGAAAAAGCTCCCTGCCGAGTACCCTGAAACTCTTCACCTGTAAGCCGCTCAGGCCCACCTTGTCGCAAAGAGCCCATCGAGCCATCGTCAGCACCACCAATTCTCTGCATCCACTGTACGATGAAAGCAGAATCTGCTACATGGCCACGTGTAACATCGGACACAGGGAGCTGCATGATAGAATCTTTCACGCCCTTACCCCACGCAGGTCTGCGTGTACGGACAAGTTTGCCTTCTTCAGGATTCTTCAAATCCTCGCTATTAAGCAGAAAAGGATCATAGATTAATACATCGTTAATAGCTTTACGTACGTTGGTGATGTGTGCGTTGAAGAGCCAGTCAAGCGTACCTTGCAGTCCAAACAACGTCTCAAGTCGCGATATCGGAGTAGTTGAATATCCGTCAAACTCAGGCGCTACAGTGGCAATAGGAAACTGATCATGCCAGAGCCCAAGAGGTTTAGCTTCGATAAGGATAGAATCTCCAGCTACAGTAAGCATCCACTTTTCGGGATAATCACTAGTCCCAAGACCATGCTTGCTGGGGATTAGTTTCACATACATGATGATTTTATCAACAGGGTTGACTACAGCATCGTTCTCAATGGTACCGAGATTTGTTTTAGTATTCCGCCCTGACGGATCATCAGACATTATACAAGTTCTACGAACCCCTAAGTGCTCAAGATACCTAGCATTAAAAATTCCGTTTTCAGAATCCTTCTCATCTGATAAGATGTTCATGACGTTAGTAGATTCAATCCAACCTACAAACTCGCCATCCTGTACCCGTTGGATAGGGACAGAAGGGTCAAGAAGCAGTTTGTACGGATCGATATTAACTAACCCATTACCTTCAAAGGCCAGGTTAGTAGCCGAATCCCCTGCCAACCCATTCATCATACCCTCAAGAGCTGTCGACTGTTTAGGCTTTTTATTCGTCTTACGCACCCAGATAGGTGCCGCTGAGCCTACTCCATACGCCAATGCGTCTCGAAAAAATGTATGAAGAGCAAGTGGAACTTTAGTCTTCTGCGCATGAACTTGGTTAACGTGCTGTAGGAGCTGAGCACCTATCACATCCTCAGGCCCAACTCCCTCGTAACGAAAAATCGGATCCTGAAAAAATACGGCACAAAGGTAGCTGAGCAAGGTTTCCATAATTGCGTAAGAGTACGGAAACACAATCGAAACGGGCTTACGTTTGTCCCGAAGTTTAAGTTCTTTTTCTTTATCACTAAGTACGATATACCCCGTAAGAACGTGATCTATCTCACGCCACGACGAATGCCGCCCTGTCATCACATTAGCACTTGCCCGTGCACGATCCATGACAAGCTTAACAAGCTCCTCGTGCTGTTTCGAACCTGGTTTTAAATTCAACTCATTCGGATACGAATAATCATAATTCACGTCTTTGAAGTTTACCTGTGTACGTGTATTAGTGTTAATGACAACAGGCATAGTGTAACTCCCTAACCTATGTAACAATTTGTTCCACAGGTAAATTAAAAACTATATTCGATGACAACTGGTTTGATCAAACGCCGGCTCATTCTCAAGCTCAGCGTATTCATCCGCACCGTCAGGTAAGTCAACAGGGTCAAAATAAATCGCTTCCTTTTCCATTACCTTCACAATATAAGCTGCCGCATCCATTACGTCAAACTTACGAGCACGTGGAAAAGTTAAGAGCTGTTGTTCTAGCTTTTGACAAATCGCAGGGTTATGGTAGATGTAACCTTGACGATAAAACGGGGCTAGCCAAGCAATCCGTTCTTCTTTTTTTCCTGTCGCATTTAACTCAAGCAAAAGCGGAAAGATTCCACGCTTACGCATTTCGTTTTTAATCGGCTGAACAATAAATTCGTGAAGCGATGTTACTTCAATCGCTAAGATCGTAGCCTTAAGCCTCACAACCATTGCGAACATTTCATCGTAAAGCTGATCAGGGTAGAATCGATCTGCCACGCAATCACGAAAATACATTCGCTTCGAAGTTCGATCAATTCCCCAACCGACTATAGCTGAGTCAGCTGAATGTAGCTCAACTGTCTTAGCCGGATCGACGATTACCACGTTGGTTAATATCGGCTTTTGCTTTGTATTAGCAGCCAACAAGCTCGACTTCATCATAGTATTTAAACATCTCTTGTTTAAACGTGGCTGTTTCTGTTGAGATCGGAATGTTACGATACTCACGATAAAACACGTCCAGCTGACCACGACGCTTGAAAGACTCATAAAGCTTTCGAACTTCTTCATCAGTCATAAAATCAGGCCACTTTGATTTCAAGTCATCGTCGCAGATTTCAAGCCGTACTGAGGCCCAATCAGGATCTTCAAGAAGATTCACCAAAAGCGAATCTTCGTGCAGGACGGTGCCTATTACGATAATCCGCCAGTTCTTCGAACTACGATCTACGCAGTTACAAAGATCGGCAAAGAACCAATCCTTGAGCTTCTGACGCGAATCAGGATTCATTACTGATTCAGCATCTTCCAAGTCATCGACGATGATTAAATCAGGTCGATTATTACCGAACAACATCCCGCGAACCTGCTGACCTGCGCCTCTCGGCAGAACCATCGTGCCAGTGGTAGTAATCCAACAATCCTTCGAAAACGTATCAGACTTCATCGGTCCGAAAAGTTTTACGATTTGAGGATTAGTAAGCAATTCGCGCTTTAAGTTCTCCCCTTGGGCAACGGCGTTTGTTGCAGTAGCAGAAACAGGTACAATGAATTTCTTCTCCTGAAACAGAATCCGTTTAGCGGGGTGAGTGATCGTGTTAATCGTAGTCTTCCCAAACCCGCGTGGCGCTGCGATAGCCACGCGTTGTTTAGAATCATCATCAAGAAGTTTAAAAATCTCATCGTGCAAAGTAGAGAACGGATTATAAAACCGCTCAGGAAATAATACCTTGCCGCAGACTTTAGTGCTCAAAGAACACGCAGCCATGATACGTTTTAATTCAGGCGTTTTAATCAGTTCAGACATTAAATAAGCACCTATGGTTTTTTACTTATCGAATAGTTACAAGGAACTTCGGAATTGTTAGTATAAATCCGATGCTCTCGTTCGAGTATGCTGAGCCTCGTATCTATCCCATGCAAGAACTCCCGCATCTGGTCTGCCACATGGAGTAGACTGTTATTCACGTTATTAATTGTATCTCTCAAAGCTTCAAGCACTTCATCACGTTTCTTATCTTTGGTAGCATAAGAATTAAAGAGTAATGAAAGTAAAACACCTATCAAGGTGAAAATACCACCTAACATCCACAACATAAAGCCCGGGTTCGTCGTGATGAAGTGCTCCATTAAAACCTCGCTTAAGCGGAAGTAATCGTGGCAGTAAGAGTCCCAACGCCGAAAGAAGCAGTGTCGTTATTCAATACAGGCTTGGCTTCGGGTAGTTCCCCAAAACCCAGAAAGTTTCCATCGGTAGCGGCATCGTAAAGAACCAAATGCGTCATGTAAGCACCTGTTGCCCAATCAGCAGTAGCTGTAGGAAAGGTGATAGTCGCATCGTTAGTAATCGTCGCGGTAGAATCTGCCGTAGTCGCTGCGCCCCATTTGTTGACGGTAGTGGTG